CGGTACCGCCTGATTTTTGTATTCGCTGAGACAGAGCCGGTGACTGATCAACCATGGCCACCGCATCACGAAAAAGGACCATGGCCTGGTCTTTTTTAGTCGCTGCGGCATAAACTTCTGCACGAGGTTCTTTATCAGCCATCAAGCAGTAAATACCAATACCCGCCGCAAGCGGGGATTTACCAGAACCTTTCCCGGACTCAACGTAAGCAGTACGAAAGCGGCGATACCCGTTATCACGCTTCCAGCCAAAAATTGAACCAACAATAAATCGCTGCCAGGGAAGGAGGATAAAAGGAGCACCTTCATGCTCCCCACCATTGAGTTTCAGGACTTTCTCAAAGAACGCATATGACCGTTGAGCGGCGGCAATATCCCATACCAGTCCACGAGCAGGACCGTTCTCAAGGTCGCGTAAATGCCTGGCACAAGCATTTCTGATATCAGGCCCGGCAAGAATTTTCCCTGACGTTACATCCAGCGCGTACTGAGTAGCATCATCAGGTCCCGAAGAACTCGGCGAGCGGGTCTTTTTCTTCTTCTCCGCCATTTACTTTCACCTTTGTTCTGGCTGCTGGCGTAAGCCCAAATTCAATTAAATAACCTTTAAAGCGTCGATCTGCGTCAGCAAGCTGCCCAACTGCGGGGTGTCCTTTGATAAGGAAATCTCCCAACTGAGTTTTTGTGGTATAGGTGTTGCCCTCAATATCAATTTGCTGGCGCAAGCGTAGAATTTCCGCATACAGATCACAGAGGCGTTCCAGCGCAAGAGTATCAGCGATGGTCAACACGCCCATCTGATCTAACAGGAGAGTTAATCGCCCCCAAGCAACCTTTCCCCAGTCAGTCAAATGACTGGGCGGGCTGGGTATTTCCTTTGCTGGCTGCGGCTCTTTGTCATTCAGTTTTCGCTTGCCCGGATTACCCGTAACCACTTTCAAATGGGTCGGTTTCGGGCGTCGTCCTGCCATCGGAACCTCCCATAAAAAAGTTTTCAATTCGCGGTTGTGCACACAAATGACAGGTGGTGGTCATTTAGGGTGATAGCTCTGAACTTTTTACCCGCCCTCCCACCGCGACAACCATTTGATAATGATTATCATTTAAACCAGTGGGAATTAGGATCGAGCGGGGTGCCGTCCTCAGAGCAACCTATCTGGACACCGCGCTTTTCTATGCGTTGCTTGGTTGAACTGTGGTGTGAAGTGCACAACCCTTGCCAGTTTTTTGTGTCCCAGAAGAGCTTCTGAGCCTTTGAGATGGCGTTGCTATCACCGCCATTCAGAGCATCTTTAAGCTTGTGCGGCTTGATGTGATCCACAACAGTAGCGGCTGTTACTCGCCCTTGCTGCTCGCACATAGCACAGAGCGGATGTTGTTGCAGGAATCTGAGCCGGGCCTTATCCCATCTGCTACCGTAGATGCGAGGTTCTCTGTTCATTGGTTTTCCCCGGTGTTGTAGATAATCTCTGAAAAGGCCACTGACTAGCGACCTTTGCGGAGTTTTCTACTATTCACCTTCAGTATTTATCACCGATAGAACCTCGACTGAGTTCTGAACGGCTTTAATGGTACGAGCGACGATCTCAGTCTCACTGTAAACACGGCTGTATTGCTGGATAAGCAATCGAGTCTTGAATACATCATCTCCAGTGAACTCTTTCGCTTCTTTTAAAGCTGCTGTGTCGTAATTGAGCGTTTGAGCTAAGTCTAAACGCGCTGTTTGCAATGCTGTGATTTCAGGCATATGTCCTCTTTGTTGTTGGTTAGTCGCAGCGGTCGCCACACCTCGCGGGGTTGCGTCGTTACTTCGGCTTACCCTGCCGCTGGGAGATATGGATCACCATCCTTACGGAGTTTCGCCATCACTATTTGATTCAATCGTATCCCGGCCTATTGCTGTGCAGAACCTGACGCCAAGCCCCATGACCGCATAACAAATAGCAGTAAAGACCCAGCCGCCATATGCCAGACCTACAACAATCAAAGCGAGGCATAGCCAGTTATATGTTTTCTTTACCCTGCCTATGATTGGCGTTGCTTTATCCAGCCCTTGGATCAACTTCGCCTTCTTGATTGGGTCGGTTGCCATGGTGACAAGGCTTGAAAGGATCATCAGTAGAGTGCAGAGAAGAATGCCGAGCAGGATAACCACCCAGTAGGCGGTAACCGCTACTGTTGTGAGCCCACCCATACCCAGCAGTATTGACGCCCATAAGACAGCCAGAAGCCCAAGCGATAGCGCCTGAGATAATAATGTTTTCATGATTTTTCCTGCGGTGAGATTAAGAGTCTGTATAGATGGGTGTAGTGGCGTTTACTCTTCGACAACAGCACCAGCAGGCAGCTCTATACAGCCGAATACAGGCATACCCGGTGAGCGATCATCTTCTACGGCAGTCAATTGAGCTTCGTAATACCAACGCTCAGTTGCGCACTGGTTAGCAGCCTGATAATGAACAAAATACTGATTCTCACCATTTAGGTGTTGAGAGCGGGCAGAAACCTCACCGAACTCATCGCTGATACGCAGATTCACCAATTGACCCAAGCAGAATTTAAATTCCTTCGCCACTGGAAGAGAAACGTTCACGCTTTGTTTTTCCATGATTAACTCACTTAAAAGTAAAAAGCCTCGCGATTGCAAGGCTGGATAATTCAGGTTACTGATCAGCAGTCAGTATCAGGACGAGCTACTGCACGACAGGCCCACATGCAGGCTTCCTGCATTTGGGTGCGGGCTATTGCCAAGCAGCGACCAGCTTCATGAGCTTCAGCCGAATGATTACCTGTCATTGCCAGCTCGTCAGCTACCCACGCCTTTTGTTTCTCAAGCAGCACGTTAAATTCACGCGCAGCCTGCTTAAGCTCATTCATATCACCGATTTCTTTCGGGCCCAGCGTGCGATAGCCCTTAACGGTGCTGCCGTCTTGCGGTTTAGCTTCACTCATTGTGGTTTCTCTAATTGGTAGGTTAGTTAAGACACTGCTGCCTGATATAGTCCTGCAGGTAACTCACTTGCTTTGTGATGGTTGCGATTCCATCTCTGAGACGGAAATAATTGAGTTCAGCATCAGTTGTAAGTCTTGGGCCTTCTCCATCGCCCAGGCTGCTGGCTCCGGTGGCTTCACCCTTTCCACAACTGGCGTTGAGCTGCAACTTACGCTTGCCAGTAGCGATATCAGCACGAAGCCTTTCATTCTCTTCCTTTGCATCGGCTAACTCTCCCGTGTACCTGGCATCAAGTGCGGCAACATCACGCTGTCGCATCTGCATATCGTTGATTGTGTCCAGTCTCTGCTGTGAAAGTGACATAGCTTTATCGGCTCGCGCCTTTTCAGTTTCGTACTTGCTGTGATAATGATTGGCTGAGTAGATCAACCCACCAGCCAGGCAAGCGATAAATAGCGCTATCAGCGCCCGGTGATACCATTTCATACCAGTAGCGCCGCCTTCGCCTTGTTAAAACGAATCCGCCTGTCATCCAGTCCGTTATTGCCACCGTTGATAATTAACGTTACGCGCTGAACATCACCGCCGTACTTCATGCATCCCTTTGAGGTGTAGAACCATGCAGCAGAGCGAGCAGCGTTAATATCCTGTTCAAGCAATTCCGGGCTGCCAATCAAATCCAGCTTCAAGCCAGTACCGCAAGCACGATAGTTTTCCAGACCCGTTACCTGAATCAATCCACGCCCGCGATATTTCCAGCCATCACCACCAGCTTTATTACCAAGACGATTGCCATAAACCAGATTAGCTATCGCTTCCTGATTAGCTGGGCGACCTGCTACCCGTCCCAGCATCCCAGCCTGATAGTTTGTGACACGCCGCCCGAACGTAGTTAACAGCGCTGCCGGGGTATAATTAAAACTCTCAATCAGCGCACTAAATCCCGCTGACTCATGCCCCACTTGAGCAATAAACATCGCCTGATCTAATGGGGCGGTAATGCCGAACTCTTTCATAGCTGCCGTGATGGGGATAATCCAGCGTGCAGCTAACCCGGCGCTGATACCTGCCGCCAATTGGAATTGTTGTTGATTCACGTTTAACCCCTTACGACAAGCCGGGCAATGTTTCCATCCGCTCGCCATATGGCAATACAGATTGCGATGTTAAGAACGACTTCAGCTGGATCGACATATGAATACAAACCAAGCCAAATACTGAAGGCGATATAGCCAGAAGCCAGAATGATGGTGTAAGCGATAGCAGCCATTAATCGACGAAATCGACAACCATTACGCCTGAAGAACATCAAGCGCAGAGCGATAAGCATGCATACCACAGCATTCACGTTTAATAAGATGGTGTCCCACATCATTCACCTCCTCCCTCCAGCCTTCCGCTGGCGGTTTTTGATTTGGCGAGTATACGAAGGAGTACAACCACGGATATTGTTGAGGCCACCAGCGCACCGATTGCCGGTGACACCTTAACGTGAACGGGTGGAGTTAAGACACCCAGCATAGAGTTGAGAACCCCCGCCAATATTTCAGATGCCGTTCCCGCAAAAAATACACCAGCCACAAATGAAATAAGCGCAAAAACAGCCTGTTTCCATAATCGATGTTCTTCAGCGGTTAGCACATACATAGCAGCACCAGCCAGCGCACATAACATCACTGCAGGTGTTGCTTCCGGGAACATAGCGGCAAACGTCACCCCTGTCGTTCCTGATGCTACTGCCGCAGCGACAGTGAGTGATTCAGCAGACATTTTATCCTCAGAGGGTTTAACCCATCAAATTAGAGTTAAAGAGATGCGCCTCATCCATTGCGTTAATAGATAAGTTGGTTAGCTGTATGGATGGGCGCAAATAAGAAAGGCCGCACGGTGGCGACCTTGAGATTATTCTTTTGCTGATGCCAGAAACAATAAAACCCCGCAAAGGCGAGGTTTCAATGTTTTGTTGGGTGCTTTTCGTCGCTGCCATCGTGGCGCAGCTCTGCCAAGCATGAATTCATTATTCAGTTTTTTGACTCGTTTTCAACTGAATCAGAAACAAATAGCACTTTTTGTTAATTTAGTGGTTCGGTTCAGCACGTCTTACCGCTAAGAATACCTTCGCGCGGAATATCTCCAGGCACCACTTAACGCGGCGGCGAGCCTCGTTATTAGATAGCCAGGGCGCCATACACTGCAAATCTATCGCCATGTCAGATACCTTGCTCCTTGTGGTGTAGAACTGCATACCAATCAGATACACAGGATCTGTTGCATCGAATGTTTTCAGCATCAGACCTTCAATAAAGTCAGCATCATCGCGTTCAGCTGAATCATCAATCAGATCGCATAATGGCGCTGACCACATTATAGTTTTTGCTCTCACTGCCACCTGAGCGCCTTTAAAGCCCTCCTTCCTGGCCTGCTCAATAGCTTCAGTGAATTTAGATAACTGACTATCAGACCAGCCGGAATCCCTTACATCAGTCCAGAACCGGCGACTATTCTCTAACCGATGCTGCTCCCGAGTCTTTCCACCGGAAAACTCTCCCCAAATAGTGAGCAGTGACTTAATCCAGGCTGATTGAATGGATGATAACGGGGTGAATCTCCCCAACCAGCTCTTGCGGGGGGCTTGGCCTATTTGAGCTAATGCCGTGTGCTGCAATCTGCGTTGGCGTAGTGATGTCATTTTTGAGTCTCCTTACGCCAGAACGCCGAGCGCATACGCCCGATCCAGCAATCTGATTATCATTTCTGGCTGTGTGCCGTATTTCTGCTCAAATGCCTGTAAATCCCGGTGCAATTCATCGTGGTGCCGTCTGCACAGAGGTAGTGTCAGGATGTCGTGCGCCTTGGTACCCATTCCACCCTGCCCCCAGCCAATCAGATGGTGGGCATCATCAGCAGGCTTACCACAGCAAGCACATGGCTGAGTTTTAACCCACTGCAGGTACTTGGCATTTTCCCAGCGAATACGCTTAGGCCGGGCAAATAGCGTTTGTGGTGACTCTGGATCAACTGCCAGGGTAACAACCGGCTTAGGTAGTGGGGTCAGCGGGTCGCGATTGAAATAGGGATCCACGCGGTCACGTACCAGCCAGGTTGCTGGCACTGATGGCACAATGTCAGATTCTTTTTGCACACTCTGATGCACCTCAATGGGCATTCTCATAGCCTGCCGCGCAAGTTCTTCGGTAATGACATCGGGTATGCCGCGGTATATTGCCCACCAGCACAATTCAGCCACTGACAACACACGCTCAGTGTTATAGCCCAATGCGCCCAGGATGCTGAATATCACCCACTCGATAACATTTTTCCGGGCTATATCTCCCAACTGGCTGGTGAAGTGGTCACGTAGCTTGTTATCACAGGCCCAGCAGACAGCCATAGCACCTGGCTCATGTCGCATGGCCACAATCTCACGATGATGATAGTCAGCGTGTGGCAACTGGCATTCTTTGGTGGTTGATAGCAGCCAGCTTTCCAGTGAATTAATACCACCAGCAGCCTGAATCACTCGCTCGTCGGTAAAAAATGACACTAATAGCGGATCCTCGGCTAGTGGTTGGCGAGCGGCCGGAACAGCGCCAGAAGGCAAACCAGACATATCCGCAGGCTCTGACTCAATCAGAACACGACGACTAGACGAAAATAGAGGTAACAGGTCACGACCAGGCTTGAATATCACTTGGTCGAGCTGGTGGATCACAATAGGGGTTAGTAGTGCTCTCAAGTAAGCCCCCTAGTGAACGGTTTCAAGCAAGCGCAGTAGCTCTGCGGCTTTAGAATCAAAAAAATGAGGCTGCGTCTCTCTCGGATTAGCCGGGCTCGTTATATTTTTGCCAAACATGCAGCCCTTGGCAGTCAGGGACCAGAATTTCTTAACCCCATTAACTCCGGTTCGGCTGTTTCTCTCTTTCTGCTCAACGACTCCCAACTTCACTAACTGGTGATAAGCCTGGTTGGCAGTCATTTTGATATTGTTTTGTTTGAGGATTGCGCTCAGGGATTGTGTAGAGCGACTGGATCCATCAACGGCACCCGCTGGCGCGTCAATGGCATAGGATGGGGATAAATCAGGCAACCCGGCGAATTTCTGTAGTTTCTGGTACCCGCCAAGCTTTGATGAATTCGAGAGGTTAAGTGTTCTGGCCATCGATTCTAAAAGTATCGCACCTGCCTGCACTTGATCAGTTAAACGGGTGTTATGACTCTCCATGACAACAGCGTCAAATGTGCGTATGACTTTAAGATTGAATTTAGGGTTAACCCACATTGCATATGCATAGACCAGCTCTTTGCAAACGTAGGTACCCTGATCCTGTCCACCGCGAATAGTGCTAACCGGACCGATACCCGGATTTTGGGTGACGGTCAATTCTTCGACAATTTCTATTGTTTGGGGACTTGAGAGGAATTTACCAGGCTCTTTGGTTCGCTCGTTTGCACCATACGCAACAGCAGCACGATGCAAATCATTCAGGCAGTAACGACCATCTAAATCACGACGTACGGAAATACCGTCAATTACGAATAATTGATTCATATAATTCTCCACAAAATGTTATTTATCCGGTCTCGCTGCACACGCTCCGGAACTCGCACCCATAAACCATACATCTGTATAAAAACCCATGCAACAAAGAGTTTACTCATTAAGCGCCACCGAATGGTTTTATTGTGAGGTATACCGCGCCGCCAGGCTGCACTTCTCCCCAACTAACCTCCATGTGCTTAATTTGACTGTCATCCCCCCATACGTTTGCATTTGTCATAGAGTCAAATAGCGCTTTCAGGTAGTTATCCAGATCACGCTTACGCCTGTCCGGGGGGCAAAGAATCACCTCCACTGATACGTGATGAAGAATGGGTTTTGGTATGCGGCGCAATTGCGAAATGACACTCACAGCCGCCTTGCTTTGGTACTCTCGCCCCTTCGCACTAATAAGATGGCGACCGGATAACGGCCCCTTGTTAGGGGCTCTCCAGTAGGTGTTTACGCTCGGAGGGAATGGCAGGT